GCAAAAAGTTAACTGGAGTAGCAGAGATTCTGCCCTCGTCTCTTAACCTATTCGCGTCAACAGGATCAATTATTTCTTGAACTTTGTCTTCCAGAGGGAGCAGATACGGCTGGAACTTTTCTGCCACAGATCCCGGCAGCGATCCAATAGATTTGTCAGCGCTTTCTGCGATTGTTCTAATATATACGATATCTTTTTCATTGTGGTTGATTAGGTTTAAGGCCGCATAAACGGCCATAAAAGTTTTTGATGTCCCTGCTGGACCAGCAATAAAAACTATTTTAGTTTGCTCTTCCAGCAGTATTTTTAACAGATCTTGTTGTTTTTCGGTAAATTTAAATTTTCTTTCTTTGAATTTGATTTCCGTTTTCATCTGCGGAATAATGACTTCCGAAGATGTCTGTTTTGTTTTCTTGGGCTTTTTTGCCATAAATTAAACCATCTCTTCTACAATTCGTAGCCCTCCTTTTGCTACTCCGTTCGCATCGATAGAAATGTTCTGTTCGCTTAACACTCCTCCTAAAGAAATTGTATTGCCGTCAGCCATAGTTACGGTCAAAGTACCGCTAGTATTTGGCTGATAATCAGAAAGCCAATCCATGTTAGATATACCTTCCAACTGAAGCGATTTTGTTATTTTTGCTACGCTTGTTTGTGTTGGATAAGCATTTCCGATCTCAAAATTTGGGCGGCGCTCTACTTCTACTGAAAAATTTAAACTTTCGTACTCAGAAATGGTCTGAGTAAAGTTTGTGGTTGTAAAAGCCACCGACATTCCTCTTAGCGGAGAGATGACGCCTGTCTGAGCTTCCTGAGAGGTGTAAACATTGATTCCTGAGCCTGTTGCTAGACCATAAGAATCGAACTGAAGATTTGCCGTTGCCACTTTCCAAGGCTCAAAAGAAACGGAAAAGCTTTTTAGGAAACACTTATCAAAGCGATAGTCAGGAACTTGGATGTAGCAACCACTTGTTGAGTTCCCAGTCAAAGATAAAAAGCCAGTTAGCTGATTAACGCTACTTCCAGTAACTGGAATCACTGTCATTGAAACAGAAGCGGTCTTTGGACCTGTTTGTATATAATAATCAAGCTCTTGCCCAATTCTTCTGATTCTTGTTAATGCCGTGCTATTAGAAGCGCTAAAATTTGTTGCGTACAAAATATTATAAATGCCTGTATTCAAGCTCTGCTCATCTTGATTAGAGAGGAATGGGCGAATATTATCGTATGTAACGTAAGCCATGTGATATATTTACACTTAAAAATTATGTTAGGTTTTCGTACCACTTTTTTCTAAATGTATTGACATCGTAACTTTTTTTCCTACCATAATAAAAGCTTGATTATGAACGGCAAAGGATCTAAACCAAGACCATTTTCTATTAAATACCAGCAGTACGCTGAAAATTGGGACGCTATTTTTTCTAAGCAAAAACAGAAGAAAGTCTTGACAAACGACAAAATGGAACTCAGACTACCAACAAATTTAAAAAACTAATCTTATGGGAATGTACGATGACATCTTCGTTAAAGATCAATTACCTCTCAGCCAAGAGATGATTGATTTCGGTGTTGGAAATAAAAACGCCTACTTTCAATCAAAAGACCTTGAGTGTGCAATGTCGGTTTATAAGATTGAGAATGGCGAGCTTTTTATCGAAAAGTTTGCCAAGACTGAGTGGATTGAAGGAAACAAAAATTCCAAAAGCTTTATGGAGAGGATTGGCTACTTCAAAAGAGAAGAGCCTTACTTTGAAAAAGTCCCTCATCACGGGGATGTTGGATTTTACGATTTTTATGACGTTAAAAAGGGTGAAAAAACTTATGAGGTTTGGGTAGAATTTAACGCTCGATTCGGAAATAGTAAGGTAGAAAAGATTGACCTTGTAAAGTTTGAGGCTAGAGATGTTACGGAAAGAGTAATTGCTGAAGAAAAGCGCAACGAAGAGTATCGCGCTAAGATGGAGCGCCCAGTTTATAAATATTTTTTGAACGCTCGCTGGTTTGGCTTCTTTAAAAGAAAGTGGGTGTCCTTTTGGAGCTACATTGCCTTGGGCTTTTCAAAACTGGCGTCTCTTTGCCAAAAAATTGGCTACTCAATTTATCAATGAGTCCTTATATTTTTGTTGATTTGGATGATACCCTGATTCACACTTTCGAAGACTGGGAAGATCCAACGGCAGATGCTATTGAGATTGAAGTATCTGGGCAAACACTAAAGACTTCGCTAAGACCGGGCGCATTGGATTTACTCGCCCAGTTTCGCGCTGTTGGCAATGTTAATATGCTCACAATTGCGTGCGCTGATTACGCTGCCAAAATGAATCAACAATTTGGGTTTGGATTTTCGGGGCAAGAGATTTACCCCAGAGAAAAAATCAAAAATAAAATGATTGATTTGCCGCCAAGAGATCAAGTTGTTCTCCTTGATAATCTGCCAAGGAGAGAAAATAGAAATAAAATTGAATTTCTTCGCAAAGTCTCAACCAAAGGTAAAGTTTCTTACTTGCAATGCATAGAATATCATGGGCATCCTGATTTTGGGTTTAATCAAGAAAATATCCAGTTTTTCCTAGAAAAAATAACTCACGGCAATGAATGACCTTGAACTATTGAAGAAGCTTCCAAAAGAGCACTATACAGAACACTCTGGTAAGCCTATTCTTATCCGCGATTTAATTAAAATTCTGGACGAAGAAGTTGATGAGATAGAACGCAAGCAGAAAGCGGTACTTAAAAGAAAGAAAAAGGAGGCCAGAGATGAAATTTGACTCTAAATCAGAAAAGTTCCAATTCATTCTCATGGTTTTGGCCGTTATTGCGGACATTGCCCTGATAATTAATATTATTCACCACTGGTAAAAAGAGGCCGCCCGGTTCCAGGAGACCTTGGGCGGCTTTTTCTTTTGTTCAAGTATCGTTTTTTTAAATAGGGGGGGGTATGCTGGTCATTAGAAGAGCCGTAGATAAGAATCGTTCTTATACTGTCTTATTTCTTAAAGGGGAGCCGCCTAAGTGGATACCCACCACCGACTACGAACACCAAAGAATACTCGAAATATACAAACAAGACAGGTTCTATGAGGGGATAGTTAATGATTTCTCCCAGATATATTGGGAATAAGTATAGAGAGGGATAGATATAGGATGGTAAAAATGGTGGTAGAGCGGTCTAAAACCCTCCCCCCCCCGCGAACCCGGACCGGGCCTTTGGCGTTTTTTGAAAATGGGGGAGGGTGTTTCCAATCCTACAAAAAAACCAAAAAATGTGTTGCACTACGCCCAAAACTCCCCATTCTATCAGTTATGGAAATCAGTTACACCACCCAAGAGAGCCGCAAGGCCAGCCTTCGCAACACCTACCTCGCGTCGTTCTTCCAGCACCTGCTGGATACTGCGGAGTTCAGCCTCCCGCTCTCGGTAACTGCCGAGCAGGAGCAAGCCTTCAAGAAGGCGCTTGCCGAGCGCATCGCCAAGGGCAAAGCTAGTGCCGAGCAGTTCGCGGAAGAATACAGCAAGTAAACCAACCCAACACCAACTGTCAGAAAACTTTACACTATGAACGAACAAAATTGGACCTCCATTCCCGAAGTCAACTATGACGATTACTGCGAGCCGCGCGCTCCCCGTAGCGTGCGCCGCACGCTCCCCAATGGGGAAACGTACACGGTCGAAACCTCTTACCGTCGCAACGGTCGCCCGTTTCGGGTTGCCATCTTCGCCAACGGGACCACGATGGACCTCGACTAAGTAAAGAGTTCCGACACCCTCTGTAGGATAAGCTTACAGAGGGAGGGTCAATACGTAGTTCTACGCATTCTCTCTCTTTTACAAATTTTTTACATCCGGGCCTGGCCCGGCACGATTTGTAAAAAAAATGTAAAAAACACTAGCTACGTAGTTTCACCCATTGACACAGATTTCCTATGCGGTTGGCACAGCTTTTGTACGAAAAATAATCAAAAAAAAACTTGCTTTGCGGCCCTCTTCCTCTATTCTAATGGAGTAATGAATAACACCACTTCCCCCCAACTCTACACGCTCTCTATCGGTGACAATGATTTCCGTCGCCCGATGACTCTTGAAATCGTCGAGGAACGCCTCAACCAGTATTGGCCTTTCATCTGGGGCAAGAAGGAGGGCCGAGAGTTGCAAATGGATGACTTCCAAGAGCTTCAAGAATACTGGAACGAAAAAACCCAATGCTGGGAGATTCTTGACCCCGAGG